AGGTGTTCAGGGCATGTGGCGCTAATATATCATGGCCCTTTAAAGCAGACAATTACAGAAGCAGAGCTATTAGCGGCACCAATTGTCTTGACGACCTACAATATGTTGCTAGGCAAAAAAAAAGAAAAGGAAAAAGGGAAAGAAAAGGAAAATCTGCTAACAAAAATCCAATGGAACCGCCTGATATATGATGAGGCGCATCATTTAAGAAATAGAAAAACGGAACGATATAAAAGTTGCGAACAAATAAAATCCGAAATTCGATGGCTAATTTCAGGCACGCCGATTCAAAATAAGCGGTCCGATTTGTATAATTTGCTGAAAATTGTAGGTGTCGGCAATGTGAAAAAGGATAATGTCAAAGAAATTGCTTTAAAATATATTTTGCGACGAACAAAAGTAGAAGTAGGGATTGATTTGCCGCCAGTGATAAAAGAAGATTGCCAGGTCGAGTGGACCAGCCCGCATGAAAAGATGCTATCGGAAGAGCTTCATTCCTTTCTACCAAACCAGACCCATGTTTTTAGAGCCGTAAATTCCAACTTCGGTTCAAAAGGCACGCTAACAGCCATAATGAAGGCTAGGCAGAGCTGTATTATGCCTGCTTTGCTTATCCCAGGTTTGAAAAAGGAAATAAAAGTATGCGGTCCTGTCGAGAAACAAAAATATATACAGGGAATCAAATCTAGCAGCAAGTTGGATGCGGTAATCCAGGTAATATTGGAAAGAAAAGACAATGGCAATGGTAAGATTATATTCTGTCATTTCAAAAATGAAATAGACACCATCGCGCATCGATTGATAAAGGGCGGATTAAAAAAGGTGGTGACTTATGACGGGCGTAATAGTAGAACTCCTGGGTTAAATTTAGCAGACGCTGCCGATGCGATTGTTTTACAGATACAGACGGGTTGCGAGGGTTTAAATTTACAGGCAAATTTTTCAGAAATATATTTTGTAAGTCCTCACTGGAACCCGTGTGTTGAAGACCAGGCGGTAGCCAGATGTCATCGAATCGGGCAAACAAAGCCGACATTTGTATTCAAATTTGCGATGATTGGGTTCATCAAAAATAAAAAAGACCAGAAAGACCAGAAAGACCAGAAAGACCAGAAAGACCCAGAAGACAAGGAACCACAGAGCTTAGAAAGTTATGTGAATAAGGTTCAGACAAACAAGCGAAATATAATTGGTGAAATTATTAAACAATAAATACACGCAAATATAGCAAATATAATAATAGTAATAGCAATAGCAATAGCAATGGCAATAGCAATAGCAATAGCAATAGCAATGGCAATAGCAATAGCAATAGCAATATAATTTAATTAATTTATTTTTCTTGGACATGATTTAATTTTATAAAGAATGACTCGTAAAAGAATGACTCGTAAAAGAATGACTCGTAAAAGAATGAACTCGTAAAAGAATGAACTCGTAAAAGAATGAACAAATGCTCTAAAAAATTGAAATACTTTTTTGTTTTAAACAAGGAGTATTAATATCATAAACCAGTCAAAAGCCTAACTTTAAATTTAAAACTAATAATAGATAATAAAATGTCTTCTTTACAAATCATAGCAGATAATAAAAAGAAGAAGACGCAGAAATAATAGAATGTCCAATTTGTTATGAAGAAATTGATCCATTAAAAAATTGTGTAACGACAGAATGCGGCCATCAATTTCATTGTAAATGTTTGATGCAGAACTCGGCGACCAATGGTTTCTCTTGCCCCATGTGTCGTTCGATAATGGCCGAAGAGCTAGAAGACAGCGACAGTGACAACGAAGACGAAGGAGAATATGAAGAAGACGAAGAAGACGAAGACGAAGAAGCGGGAGAAATCGATGATAATGCGCTAACAAGTTTTCGCATGTTTCATCAGCAATTAGCAGGCGATGAAGTGGAGGAAGAGCCATTAGAAGAATTAGAATTGGAAGAAGCCGCAGCCGAAGAAATAGAGCCAAGACCATGCGCGACATGTATTGCCGCAAAATTAGCGGCACAAGGCATAACACTCGAAGACCTGGTGAAGTGTTTGTTAATAGAACATGAAGAATACGCGCCGGAATCAGAAGTAAATGAAAGATATTCGGATCAAATGTTTGGCAAATTCAGGCAAATCATTTCCAATTATCCGAGACAAGCGCAACAGGAAGCAGCAGCAGCAGCAGCAGCAGCACAAGCAGTTCAGATTCAGATGCTAGGGCGAACAGAAGGACAAAGACATCAAAGCTCACGGCTAAGAGCAGAAGTCGAGATAAATATCGGTTGCTTACAGAACAGATATCGTATTTTAGAAGAAGATGACGATGATGTTTAAATATTTATAAGCAAGATTATAGATTATAAATTATAGATTAATATAAAATTAAATATAAATATTTTATTTTATTTTATGGCCCTAAAAAATTGAAATATAGTTTTTCCTGATATAAGTATCATAATCTATAATATACCCTTTAAATGAATTCCAATACAAATACAAATTTAGAAACAAAAGATAATACTCCTTATCAATCGGACGAAGACTTAGATATTGATTATGAGTCGGAAGCAATGTCAGACGACGATGATGATGAGATGATATATCATGTAGATCCTAAGGGCGTGGTCAGACACAATCCAGAATTAATCGGAAAAGTCAAACAAGCCTTTATATTTTGTAGACAATGCGAGCAATGGAAGCCTCTGACTGGCGATAATTCGGTAACACTTCCTTATGGCACTGTTTCCAGATTGGAATACAAGCGATATCTTGGAGGCATTTGTTTGACGCAAAAGTGTAATCGAGAACAGTGGTTAAAGGACCTAGGAAAGGGCCAACAAAAGGACCTAGGAAAGGAGCAACAAAAGGACCTAGGAAAGGGCCAACAAAAGGACCTAGGAAAGGAGCAACAAAAGGACCTAGGAAAGGAGCAACAAAAGGAGCTATGAAACCAGAATAAATAATACAAACAAGACTAAATTAAACTTTAACTTTTCTGGTTTTAGATTTACCAGAACCATATTTTTTCTTAGCCTTGTTAGCTAAGATAAATGCTTTTTTATTATGGTCGCATCCTTTATCTAAAATATCGAAATCAATTGCTGCGGCTTTGCCGGATGTTAATGCGCTAGCTAGCCGCGCCAATCCCCATGATTGCGCGGTCTGATTGGGTCGAGAACCCGATGAATAATACGCTCCTTCCCCTTTTCGCACGACATCTTTCAATGCCGCTAACGAACATCCAGTGAGCTTGGCCAATTGTTTGTTAGGTGTTATCTTGTCAACTTTATATAATTTTAACGCATTTTTAATATGATTTGATGGTTTGCTTTTAAAGGAACTAACACTTGGTCTTTTATAGAAGATACCCTTTTTATACATCTTTCTGGATTTCTTTAACATATAAGCCTGTCGAGCTTTGTCCTTTTTTGTTAGTTTGTTTGGTAAATAACGAATGGGAATTAGGAGTTTCATTTAATATATGTCTTTATTTTATTGACTTATTGACTTTATAAAAAATTGAAATTCATTTTCATAAGTATTCAAATAGTATTCAACCAGTATTCTTCTTAACTTATTCAAATGTTTACCGCTATTATCAATGCCACCAATATCAATGCTAATAAAATCCCTTTAACACAAAATTGTGTTACGATAAAATTATTTGGATTGTCTACGCCGATTTTAGCAATCGATATTGTTATATTCTTTATAGGACTTGTAGTCACAATCATGCTTGCGGAAATGTTGGCGAACTACCTGAGCGAGAGAATCGAAGAAGCGATAAAACAGAAAAAAGGGCCGCTAAACAGCGTTTCGAGTCCAAGAAATAGTCCAAGAATTATTCAATGCGACAAGTGTTACAATGAATATAGCGAAGTAGAGATAAAAAAACCAAAATTTTCGGCCATATATTCCATCAATATTGCTCCCATTGCTTGAGACAAAGCAATATGCGCAAATCTCAATCGGATTCCAAATTTAATTATACTTTAATGAATAATTAAATTTCAGCAACAAGGGAACCGACAAAGCAACAATATAAAATTATTTTTATTGGATATGAACCGACGAATAAGGGTCTATGAACCGACGAATAAGGTCTAGCCTTTTTATTTTTAGTGACATCAAAATTTCATATAAATTTAAAAAAATTGAAATACTTTTGCTTTAATATATAAGAAGTATATTCTCCAAACCTTAAAACTTTAAAAGCTATAACCAAACCTATAATGAACACTAATAACAACAATAACAATAATACTAAAAAAATGAACCCTTATAAAACCTTTTGTAAGGTATGCCAGGATTCCGGAAAAACCGAGAAAGAATACACGAGCCACAATGTCCGCGACGCAAGAGGCACTTGTTGTCCCACGCTTTTAGCGCAAGAATGCCGGATTTGCTACAAAAAAGGACACACCTCGAAATACTGTACTCAACCGGCAAAAAGCGTTAGCGTAGCAAAAAGCGTTAGCGTGACACGCCAGGTAACCCAGGTAAAACCCCCCGTGTCTAAAAATGTGTTTATGTGTTTAGAAAGCGATAGCGAGGATGAAAAAGAGCCAGAAGTGACAAAGAAGACAGAGCCGGCTCCAGTTTTAAAAGCAGAGCTAAAGGTTGTTCAAAAACAAGCGCTAAATTACGGCAAGATTATTGCGATTGCGCCAACAATCGTCGCAGCAGAAGCGGTCGCGCAAGCATTAAAGGCGGAAAAGATAGCAGCAGAAAGGAAGCCGGCGAAAATCGTTGTTTCAAACCACGCGCCGATGAAAGCGGCTTTTAAATGGGCGGATTGCGACACGGATAGTGGCGGATCGGAAGATGAAGAGGAGGAGGAGACTAGCGCTTGGTAAGCGAAAAGGCGACAAGAAGCGACAAGAAGCGACAAGAAGCGAAAAGGCGAAGCGACAAGAAGCGAAAAGGCGAAGCCGAAAAGCAAAAATTAAACAAATAAATAGCAAAAATGTAGCAAAAATGTAGCAAAAATGTAGCAAAAATATAGCAAAAATATAGC